AAGCCGCTAATGCCGCGTTTAACACGATTAAGTCGGCTTTAAAAAATGGGCGCGAGTTGTACGATGTTAGCGATAGTTGTGCCACGTATTTCAACTCTAAGTCGGTCATATCGAGGCGAGCAAACAAAAAGCGTAAGGGTAGTTATTTAGAAAACTTCATGCATCTTGAGAAGTTAAAAAAACAAGAAGAGTGGATACGCGAGTGGATGATTTATGCAGGTAGGCCGGGCCTCTATGACGATTGGCTAAAGTTTCAAAGCGAGTGCAAACGCATGAGAGCGGCTGAAGAGCGGCGGCGTAGGCAAGAAGCTAATAGCATTGAGGTTTTAGCTGAGAAATGGCTGAAATGGATGGGCGCTGGCATCACAAGCGTAGGCTCCATAGTGGTAACTGTCATGGAAGTCCTCAACACCTAGCAAATAATCATAAAAGTGCTAAACTCTGCGTAATTGTGTACACTGGCTAAAAGGAGTGCTTTCATGTTACAGGCATTGATCGGCCCCGTCGCGGGTTTGCTCGACAAATTCATTGAAGACAAAGACGCAAAGAATGCTCTGGCGCATGAAATTAGCACGATGGCAGAGCGTCATGCTCAAGAGTTAGCCAAAGGGCAACTGGAAGTTAACAAAGTCGAAGCCGCAAGTAGCAGTATGTTTGTAGCTGGTTGGCGACCCGCTGTAGGGTGGGTGTGCGTACTCGGTATGGCCTCCAACTTCATTGTGATACCTATGGCAAACTTTGGCCTTGCATTAGCTGAGTCGGGCATTGTGATACCCCTGATCGAGACATCTACAATGATGCCGGTGCTGATGGGTATGCTTGGGTTAGGAGCCATGAGGTCTGTCGAGAAAGTACAGAGAGTGAGCCGAGAGAAATGATAATACCATTTCCTGTGCCGCCACCAGAAAAAAAACAACAAGAGCAGGCGGCTAAGCAAAAAATTGAGATAGAGACTCAAAAAGCCGTAATTGAAAAACAAAAATTGCGGTTTGAAGAAATGGAAAAGTCTAAATGAAAACTAGCGGCGAGGGCATAGCCCTTATTAAAAAATTTGAAGGCTGTAGGTTAGATGCATATCAATGTAGTGCGGGAGTATGGACAATCGGTTTTGGAACAACTCAAGGAGTTAAAGAGGGAGATACCTGTACACAGGACGAGGCTGAGACTGCGCTTGCAGACGACTTATTTGAATTTGAAAAGATCATACACAAAAAAGTTAACGTGCCTCTTCAACAGCATGAGTTCGATGCGCTCGTGTCTTGGGTATACAATTTGGGTGGAGGTAACCTTGCTGAGTCTACTCTGTTGGTTAGGATTAACGACAATACTGATAGCAGTCGTCGTGACATACCCCATCAGATAAGGCGATGGAACAGGGCGGGAGGCGAGGTGTTAGACGGACTTGTCAGACGCAGAGAGGCTGAGGCACTGATGTGGCAGGGCAGGGAGTGGCATGAAGTCTAATCTCTTGCAGATGAAGGACTTTGACATCCTCAGCCAACAGGAGCAGGCAGAGGCAATGGCCCTGCTTAGCAAGTATCAACAGATGGAACTTGCTGACGGGTGTCAGGGCGACTTCATCACCTTTGTGAAACACCTGTGGCCCGACTTTATTGAGGGTCGCCACCATCAAATTATCGGCGAAAAATTTAACCGAATTGCTCAAGGCAAGCTCAAGCGACTCATCGTCTGCCTGCCCCCCAGACACTCCAAGTCTGAATTTGCCTCGACCTTCTTTCCTGCGTGGATGATGGGTCTGCGCGGCAACCTCAAAATCATTCAGACAACGCACACCGCTGAGCTTGCTGTACGGTTCGGACGAAAGGTCAGGAATATTATTGATTCAGAGGACTATCAGGCAGTATTTCCAGAGCTAAAGTTGCAGGCTGACAACAAATCAGCGGGGCGATGGACAACCAATCAAGACGGAGAAAGTTTCTACGCGGGCGTAGGCGGCGCTATCACAGGTCGCGGAGCTGACCTGTTAATAATCGATGACCCTCACTCAGAGCAAGACGCACTATCCTCAACGGCGATGGATAGCGCTTACGAGTGGTACACGTCCGGCCCCCGCCAGAGACTGCAGCCGGGCGGGATAATCGTTATCGTAATGACACGATGGTCAACCAAGGACTTGGTTGGCAAAGTTTTGAAGCGTCAAGGAGATGATCACGCAGATCAGTGGGAAGTGGTAGAGTTTCCTGCGATTATGCCAGATTCAGATCAACCCCTGTGGCCTGAGTTCTGGAAGAAAGAAGAGCTTCTTGCAGTCAAAGCATCTTTACCGATCAGCAAATGGAACTCACAGTGGTTGCAGACGCCGACCGCGCAGACAGGCTCAATCGTCAAAAGAGACTGGTGGAAGATCTGGGAGTCTGAGCAGGTTCCTGCTTATAGTTATGTGATTCAGTCTTATGACACCGCGTATTCTAAAAAAGAAACAGCCGACTACTCCGCCATTACAACTTGGGCAGTATTTCAACCAAGGGATGGTGACCCAGACCAGATAATTCTTTTAGACGCGAAGAGGGTTCGTCTGGACTTTCCTGACCTAAAAAAACTGGCGTGGGAAGAGTACAAATACTGGGAGCCTGACTGCATCCTGATTGAAGCGAAAGCAACTGGTACGCCACTCGCGCAAGAGCTGAGGCGCATGGGAATTCCAGTCACAAGCTATAGCCCCTCGCGTGGGCAGGATAAAGTTGCTAGAATGAATTCAGTTGCGCCAATTTTTGAGTCTGGAATGGTGTGGGCGACAGAGGACAATTTCGCCGAAGAAGTTATCGATGAGATGGCTTCTTTTCCGTATGGCGAGCACGACGATTACTGTGACTCGTCGACGATGGCGTTGATGAGATTTAGGCAGGGCGGCTTTTTGCACCTTGACAACGATTACCCAGACGAAGTTCAATTGCTTCGACACGACAGAAAGGTCTACTATTAATGGTCATTGAGCGAAGATTGGGAACCGAAAACAATCCAGACGTTATAGAGACGGGAAGCGAGGTTGAAGTTTTTGTCGAGCCTACCGAGCAAGATAAAATAAAAAATGCTGCTCAGATACTAATCACTGAGCAAGACTTCTTGATGGACGATGAGATTGATGCGGTCATGGATCCTGCTCCAATGGATTTCAACGCAAATTTGGCGCTTGATTTAACCCAATCAGAGCTTGCATCGTTATCTGGCGACGTTCTCGCAAGCATTCGTTCTGATAGAGAATCGCGCAAGGAGTGGGAGGAAACGTATGTCGATGGGCTAAAGTATATCGGCATGAAGTTTGAGGATAGCCGATCTCAGCCTTTTCAGGGGTCAACGGGCGTAATACATCCAATTCTTGCCGAAGCCGTCACGCAGTTTCAGGCTCAAGCATACAAAGAACTTTTGCCGGCAAAGGGGCCGGTAAAGACCGAGGTTATTGGTGCCCGAAACGCTGAAACTGACGCGCAAGCTGAGCGGGTCGAGCAGTTTATGAATTTTTACATCATGAATGTTATGGACGAATATGATCCAGAACTAGACATGATGTTATTTTATTTGCCGATTGCCGGATCCGCATTTAAGAAGGTGTACTTCGACACCGCACGTAATAGAGCTGTTTCTAAATTTATTGAGCCTGAAAACTTGATAGTGCCCTACGAAGCGACTGATCTCAGTGGCGCTGAGCGCGTGACCCACGTTCTCAGCATGAGCAAAAACGAAATCAAAAAACAACAACTGGTCGGTTTTTATGCCGATATTGAGTTGGTCGGCGGCGGCGGTCACATTAGTGAAGATGAGATTCAAAAGCAGATTGACGAGATCGAAGGCACTTCGCCATCCTATCTGGAGGAGCGCGACCGCACGGTTTACGAAGTGCATACGGTTCTTGACCTGCCCGGCTTTGAAGATCAGAGCGAGGGCGGAGAGCCTACAGGGTTAAAATTACCTTATTTAGTCACTATCGACGAAAGTAGCCAACAGGTTCTTTCTATACGACGCAACTATGCGGAAAGCGATCCACAAAAGTCAAAGATTAACTTTTTCGTTCAGTACAAATTCTTGCCCGGCCTCGGATTCTACGGACTCGGTTTGAGCCATATGATCGGTGGATTATCTAAAGCAGCAACATCAATACTGCGTCAATTAATCGACGCCGGCACCTTGGCAAATCTTCCCGCAGGGTTCAAAGCTCGCGGTATGCGGATACGCGATGAAGATGAGCCACTGCAGCCGGGTGAGTTCCGTGACATTGATACAACTGGTGCAAGCCTGCGCGAAAATTTAATTCCGCTGCCGATCAAAGAGCCTAGCTCGGTTCTGATGCAGTTGCTTGGACTCCTCGTCGAAAGCGGAAAACGGTTTGCTTCCATTGCTGACATGAATGTGGGCGACATGAATCAAGCCATGCCGGTTGGGACAACTGTTGCGCTGTTAGAACGCGGCACAAAGGTGATGAGCGCGATCCACAAGCGCCTGCACTACGGGCAGCGGCTAGAGTTTCAACTGCTCGCAAAGGTCTTTGCCGAATATCTGCCACCCACGTACCCGTATGCGACGGGATCTGGCGCACAAGAGATCAAGGGCTTGGACTTTGATGGTCGCGTAGATGTGATCCCTGTATCAGACCCAAACATCTTCAGCCAGTCGCAAAGAATAACTATGGCACAAGAGCTGCTCACTCTGGTGCAGAGTAATCCAGATATCCACGGGCCAAAGGGAATATATGAGGCTTATCGGCGGATGTACGCGGCACTGGGAATTGATAACGTGGAGACGTTGCTTCAACCACCGCAGGATCCTCAACCACCAATACCAGTTGAGGCAGGGCTTGAGAATGCCGGTCTATTGATGGGCGCACCGGCTCAGGCTTTTGATCAACAGGATCACCAGTCTCATATTAATGCTCACCGCGCCTTGTTTATGACGGAGATAGTGAAGAGCACTCCGCCGATGCAGGGCGCAATCATTGCTCACATGATGCAACACGTTCAGTTTATGGCAGATCAAATGGCGCGTGAGCAGATGCCCCCTGAGATGATGGATCAAGAGGCGCAGTTGCAACAGATGGCGGCGGAGGGCCAACAGTTGCCGCCTGAGCAGATAGAGGCGTTTATGATGCAGATGCAACAGGTTCAATTATCTATTAGCGCACCGTTACTCGCCGAAATGACTGCGGCACTGCTAGAGAGCCTTAGTCAGGATTCCTCCGAGGATCCGTTGGTTGAAATTCGCAAGCGCGAGCTAGATCTGCGCGAAAAACAAATAGAAATAGACAACCAACAATTTGGTCAGCGGCAAGCTCAAAAAGCGCAAGAGCAGGCGGCTCAAAATGAACTTGACGCAAGAAGAATAGATACAAGCAAAGAGGTTGCTGACGACAAGCTCGACATCGCAATAGCGCGTCTTGACCAACAAGCTAACCTAAAACTAATCGACCTTCAGTCGAAGAGAGGCCAGTGATGACAGTTAAGAATATGAGCAAGGAAAAAAAGATCTCTGTTGAGTTAAAGAAAAAACCTGCCAAGCGCATGAAAACTCGCGGTACTGGCGCGGCAACCAAAGGTCTTATGTATTACGACAAAACTTAGGGGCGAATCATGGTTAACTCAATTCAACTTAAACAGCAGGAAGAGCTAAAGAAACTCAAAAAGATCCTTCGTG